CGTGCTGTAAACTTACTGGAGAAGCTGTTGGATTTATGCCTGTGGCCTGTGTAGGCGCTGCACCTGCTCCGGCTCCAGCAGAACCAGTAAGTAATTGCCAAACATATAATATTTGCATTTGAATAATCATAGCAAGAAGTTGCTTAATGAACATTCGACCGAAAGCTTTCCAATCCATTTCCATACCCATAAGAGCATCAGCGAGTCCGTCAGCCATTCTATCGAAAGTGTTGGTAATTATCTGACCAAGAGTTTTACCCCAGTCTCCAGCCCTTTTCATCCAAATACTTATGGCATCTCCAACTGCTGCCCAACCAGTAAGTGATTTATCTAATTCATCATTCAACTGTCTTTGAAGGTCAAGATTACGTTCCAACTTTTCACTGTACGTCTCCGTGAGTATGTTTTTATCTTCAAGAGTAAGATTTTCAATTTCATTCAATTCTTGCTGAAATCGTTGCATCTCCAAAGCATATTCTCTGGCTTCAATTGTTTTACCTATAAGACCATATTCAAAGTCCAGAGTTTCTATCATTGCTTTAGCACCTGCAAGTGCATCCTCATACGCCACCACCTGTACTGCTGTGGCTTTTTTAGTTGCTGCTGTTACTCTATCAGTAGCCTCGGCTGCTGCATCGCCCCAAGTAGGCATACCCTTTAATAAATTAGCAATAGCTGCTGCACTCTCCTTAACTCTCTGTGCTATTTTTTCTGAAGATGATTCCTTTCTTGCTGGTGCAATATCTCTTCTGGTGTATGGTACATTCCCTGTTGGTGGAAATGCTGAAATACCAAGATTTAGAAGTTCTCTTGACGCATCAATCTCTTTGTTGATTATATCTTTCACTTTGTCCAAAGAAGATTCAACGACATATTTCAGACCATCAGCAATACCCGTAACAAGTGCTTTCCCTACTTTATAACCAATATCCTTTACTGTTATCACTAATATATCACCAAAAGTTTTGAAAAGTTCAATAATCACTGCCAAAGCTACATCTACACCACCTTTGAAATCAGTGGTCAGAAATGTAACCCAGTCAATAAAACCATTCTGTATGTCAGTTATGAAGCCAGCTATTTTCTCTGCCCATTTCTGAAATTGTGGGGTACTTTTTTCAAGCCACTTTGACAACGCAGTAGATACGTTGACAATACTGCGGAGAAACGGTTTTCCTATTGCTGCTGCAACTCCAGTAATAGCATCTTTCAGTCTTTGTGTAGCTACGGATGTAACACCAAATCCGCCAGCTAATTTATCTTCGGCCTTAATAGCTGCCTTTGTTATTGTATAGTACATACCAACGAGAATGGCAGTGATGCCAGTTGCTCGCCATTTAGTTACACGAAACACACTTCTCCATACAGTCTCGACAATGCCAAGTATTCCCCCAAATGCCCATTTAGCAGCGTTGAGAATCTTTCCAAATACTCTTTTATAAACATCCACAACAACTGAGCCAATATCACGCAACTTGATACCAGTATCGCTGACCGTACCCTCTAACTCGCTGAATGCTTTTTTCATCTCTGCCACAGCAAACAAATTTTTAGACCTCCAATTTTCTAATCCATAATCCACCTCCAAATTCAAATTTTTCCATTCTTCAATCATATCTCTAATTGCTTTTCGGGCATCCAGCCTCAAATTTTTCCATCCTTCATTTATATCTCTAAGTCCTTTTTGAGCACCTCTAAACAATTCGACCCAGAGGGAATTAGAAGTTTTTATTGTCTTATTTACCGTTTCAATTGCTTTATCCTGCCTATAATAGGATTTCTCCATAGCAACAGCAGACTTGACTACCTGTTGCTTAACCTTATCAAGCTGGGCGCTTAGCTTGCTATAATCAACAACCACTTGGACTTCGGCTGTAAGGAAATTCATTTGGCTAACTCCTGTTCAATAGCCCAGACAAACAATATCTCATCAAGCATCTCTTCACCTTCACCGTGAAATTCTAATATATTACACGCTGCGTGAAGATTCAATCCTACGATTCTACCATCCATACCGGCTCTCAGAACTTGATTTCGACATAAGAGATAAAGTTTCCAAGTCTTGTAATTCTCTTTATCCAAATCTACATAACATTCATTACAAGGTGGTTCTTTACCTTCACCTGTATATAACTCTACGCATTCGTCTCCGCAGATGCTTCCTCGGATTCCGAATCGCCATTCGCAGAACTCCCTGAGTTTTTTACTCTTGCCGCCTCGATAGTTTTGTTCTCATCAACCAACTTCTCGATGCAGTCTCCAACAAATAATTGGAAGTCCTGAACCTTAATCATCTTCTCTTTATTTTCGTTGGTGCATTCAAGCTCTTGACCATCCAGGCTAACAACTTTCCAATCGACAATAAACTTCCGCAGGCTCAGTTTATTCTGGAGCTTCTTATTTGTCTTCTCCGTCTCATATCGGATACCTCGGTGATAATCTGGCTTGCCAGACTTAACAGTCAAGCTCTGAATATCATCATATTCTGCGGAAGTTGGTAAGCGTAAACAAACGCCACCAAGGTCGTGATTTTCTTCAACAAAATAGAACCAAACGCCTTGCACTTCTTTTTTGAAATCCATTTTATATCTCCAATTCAGTGTGAGTTATAAAGTCCAGCCCCGCCCACACTGAAAATGAGCGAGGCCAGACAAAAACACGATTACGAATCCTTGGTGGTGAATGACAATACATCACCATATATCAAACTCGTATCGGAAAGTTTGATAACGGCACGATAGTAATAAAGCGTAGGCACATCCGTAATCAAAGAAGTAATGTCATTATCGTACTCACCCGTAAGCGGATTAACAAACGTCACTTCACTTGCATAGCTGTTCAGGTCAAGAGTTTCGGTAAGACCATACTCGAAGTAACACTCGATGTCGTTAGTGTCACCACCACGATGGGTCAACTTACCCCAGAAAGTAACTGTACCGGTATTCCCTGCACCATAAGTATTATCAATCTCACCAAGAGTAGCAACGGCAGGAACAGTTGTTGAACCTTTCTGCTCAAGCTCACCGTTGACGTGCAGTGTAGCAGTGATTGAACCAACGCCACTTTTATCATCACCGACATTGTTTACGTTGGTAACGATAATATGCGAACCGGCCTTGGGAGTCATATAGATAGTGTTAGTCTTGTCGGTGTAGAGACGAAGATTAGTGATTTCCGTCTTGGCATCGAAGTCAACTTTAAGCTGCTTCTGTCCTGCATCCTGGTCGAGCAGATAATTACCACTGATGGTAATGTCCCCACCGACTATTTGCAGGGGAAGTTGTTTCACTATCTCGTCTTGAAACTCATCAATGTCCTGCATATTCCGAGTCTCGCCACTATACGACCACGTTCCTGACGCAATCTTGTAATCCTCGCCATACCAAACAGCGCCTTTGTATCCAGCTTTAGCTGTCATAATTTAACCTTTCAAAAATTTAATCTACATTCATTTCTATCCTAAAACTTATATTATACCGCCAAACTCCTTCAACACGAATGAGATTGGCGACCTCTTTTCTCAAACTGATAACATCCGCATCAACGATAACCAAATCAAATTTGTGTAGTGCATTCTTGAGTGCCTTGTAAGCAGTGCTGATGTTTGTACACAATGAATTATCATCAAATAAGTTGAACTGGATGAGACAATTTTCCCAATCCTCTGTAAAATCTGCTAATTCTGTTGCAGCATTGATGAGAGAAAAGACACCATAAGGAAATACTGCTCCGCCTTTTGCTTCCGTATTGTAAAGGGCGGTGAGGCCATACTTGCCATCAGCAACGTACTTATCAAAAATGGCATCGAATAGCTCATTCATTTGCTAATGCTTCCTTTAATCCACTTTGCCATTACTGTTTCAAGGGCTGGGGCTAAATAGGGCTTATGTATTTCAACGTAAGGTGCATAATGAATGGGAGAACCAATAGCAATTTCCCCAGTTCTAACATCTATTTCTGCACGAAGACTTTTCTTGAGAGCACCAGTTTTCACAGGCACTATTCTCCTGGCTTCACGTAAGACTTCTAAAGCAAGCTGTGCCAGATTGGATTTGGCTCTGAAAATTATCCATCCAGGAGTAATTTTACCTATGTTCTTCCATCTATTCATCACTATCTCAAGAGCAGGTCGCAGATATGGTCTGGGTTTTGTGCCAGGATGCTGCACCCTCTTAGCAAACACTACCTTTCCATCTACAACAAAACGAAGTGCTTTTGCTTTTCTTGGCACAATCACGTGCGGTTCAGTCCCCATTTCTACATAAGGTGCATAGTGAACAGACGAACCTATTTTGGCAGTAACATCGTCAGGTACTCTTGCGTGAATGCTTCTCCGAAGCCTACCAGTCTTGACAGGTACTATCTTCTTGGCTTCAACTGCAACTTCTAAAGCGAGCACTCTCAAAATAGATGCTAAGGCACTTGAGGATGTAGCAATTACTTCTGTCGTATTGTCTTTTGTGATTCTCATTTTATTCTTTTTATCTCAATGCTCAATAGCCTGCCAAGATTGCGAAAATCTTGCACGTCAACTATCTCGAATAACTCGCCCTTGTAGTTTATCCGGTCTTTGTTCGTAATAGTAACA